AACATCATCATCTTATGCTGTTATGGATTCTGGATGGAAGTATCAATATGATAAATATAATGATACTTATAGATGGGTTCCTTTGAACGCAGACGTTGCGGGAATTAATGCCAGAACTGATTTAGAAAGAGATCCATGGTTTTCACCAGCAGGTTCTAGTCGAGGAATATTGAAAAATGTTATTAAACTTGCATGGAATCCAACCAAAACAGATCGTGATTCACTGTATGTTAAGGGAATAAATCCGATAGTAACTTTCCCAGGCGAGGGTTCTATGTTATATGGTGATAAAACTATGTTATCACGCCCTTCAGCATTTGATCATATCAATGTTAGACGATTGTTTATTGTTTTGGAACAGGATATTGCAAAAGCCGCTAGAACAGTTCTATTTGAAATTAATGATGAGATAACACGCAATGCCTTCACATCTATGGTCGAACCATATTTACGTGATATTAAAGGGCGTAGGGGCATAACGGATTATCGAGTTGTTGCTGATACTAGCGTCAATACACCTGAAGTAATTGATAGAAATGAATTTGTTGCCAACATCTATATTAAACCAGCTAGATCAATTAATTATATCCAATTGAACTTCGTATCCACCAGAACCGGTGTAACATTTGATGAAGTTATTGGAACCAATATCTAAGGAAAATAAAAATGGCATTTAATATTCAACAATTCAGATCGAATCTATTATATGATGGTGCGCGTCCAAATTTATTCGAAGTTTCAATGGCATTTCCAGGATTTGCTAATATAGAAAGCGCATCCAATAAATTAACATTCATGTGTAAATCTGCACAGTTACCTGGTTCTACTATTAATCCTGTACCTGTCTATTATTTTGGTCGTGAATTGAAATTTGCTGGAAATCCAACTTATCCTGACTGGACAATTACTGTTATTAACGATGAAGATTTTATCGTTAAGAATGTAATGGAAAAATGGCATGAAGGAATCAATTCACATCAATTAAACGTTCGTAATCCAGCAGCTTTAAGTTCTCTTGGATATACTGTTGACGCTACTGTTAGACAATATGGAAAAACAGGCAATATAATCAAGCAGTATAAATTTATAGGAATGTTTCCAAATGATGTATCTCCAATTGAAGTTGATTGGGGTGCTAATGATACCATTGAAGAATTTACTGTTAATTTCTCTTATCAATGGTGGCAATCCGAAGAAATAGGTATATAAATATAATATACATATCTTAGGATAAATTAATTTGAAACTGTTTGGATTCACATTAGGGAAAAAGGAGGTTGTGCAAAATCAACCTCCTACTCAACCGGCATTTACTTTACCAACTGAAGCTATAGATGATGGTGCAGTTAATATCACATCATCTAGTCATTTTGGAACATATGTTGATCTTGAAGGTTCTGTCAGAAATGAATTAGAATTAATTACAAGATATCGTGAAATGGCCAATCATCCAGAGTTGGATATGGCTGTTGATGAGATTGTTAATGAGGCAATATCACATGATGATACCGGTAAAATAATACACATTAAATTAGACAATCTGAAGCTTTCAGAGACGATTAAGAAAAAAATAATAGAAGAATTCGACAATATTCAAAAAATGTTGAATTTTTCTAATATTTCAGATGATCTTTTTAGACGTTGGTATATTGATGGTCGACTATTTTTTCATATCATAGTAGATGAAAAAAATCCTAAAAATGGAATAGTAGAATTACGATATATTGATCCTAGAAAAATTAGAAAAGTTCGTGAGATTAAACAAGAAAAAGATCCAAAAACTGGTGCAGTAGTAATCGCATCCACGGCAGAATATTATGTATACAATGATCGCGGCACAACTACTCAAACATATACTTCTAATGTAAATACTGGAGTTAAGATTGCACCGGATTCGATATTGAATATTAATTCTGGTTTGATGGATGCCAAAAATACTTTTGTCATATCATATTTACATAGTGCTATAAAACCACTGAATCAACTACGAATGATTGAAGATGCTGTAGTCATTTATAGGATAAGTCGAGCTAGTGAACGCAGAATATTTTACATTGATGTTGGAAATTTACCTAAAGGTAAAGCTGAACAATATATGCAAGATATTATGGTTAAATATCGTAATAAAATGGTATATAACCAACAATCCGGCGAATTAGTCGATCAGAGAAAACATTTATCAATGCTGGAAGATTTTTTCTTGCCCAGAAGAGAAGGCTGTTTTTCATTAGATACGAAAATAAAATTATTGGATGGTAGAGATGTTGAATTACATGATCTAATAATTGAACATAATTTAGGCAAGCAAAATTGGGTATATTCTGTCGATCCGAATGGACATATTGTTCCGGGTAAGATTTCGTGGGCTGGAGTCACTCGAAAAAATGCGGAGATTCTTGAAGTGCATTTAGACAATGGTGAAACAATAATCGCAACACCTGATCATAAATTTATTTTGCGAAATGGTGAAAAAATAGAAGCACAGCACCTGATAGCAGGATCGTCATTAATGCCATTCAATACTAAATTTAAAGCAATAAGTAAAAAAGACTATCAACAAATTCAACATAATGATGATAATACTTGGGAACATTCACATAGAATGATATCAAGATATTTTGACAGAATACAAGAAAAAACAGAAGTAATACATCATGTAGATTTCAATAGATTCAATAATAATCCAGAAAATTTATTGATTATGGATAAATTTGAGCATATTAGATACCATAGAAAAAATGCACAATTAACTTGGAAATATGGCGATTACAATAAACATTGTGAAAATTTATCTAAGTCTGGAAAGAATTTTTTTCAAACTCCTGAAGGACAAAATCGACGAAAAGAAATATCAGAAAACAATAAAACAAATGAAAAAATAATAAATGGATTCAAAAAAGGTCGGGAAATAATAAAACAAAATAGACAACGAGATAGAGAAATATTATCAAAAGATGAATATTTAAAAAAATGGAGTCCAGGATTAACTCTTGAAATGTCACAAAAAGGGGCTAATCGTAGAAAAGAAATATGCGAAAATGATAGAAAAAATTTATCAAAAGATGAATGGGGAGAAAAATATTCAAAACATGGCAAACATAATATAAATATTCATCTGAAAAATACAGAGAATGTTTCACTATCAACTATAAAAGATATTATTGTTTCATGTGTTGAAAAAAATCCTAGAGTTTCCAATAAACATTTACTGAATTATATTAAAGAGATATATCCAAGACTTTCTATAAAAATATTATGCAAATATCTTCATAGAAATGGTTACAATAGTATCTCCGAATTTATTGTTAGAAATGTCGACTCAAAATATATTGTGCAAAAACGACTTGAAAAAAGTAAAATCAATAATCATAAAGTTGTAAAAATAGTTAGAAGAGATGATAGATTGGATGTTGGAACTTTAACTATTGATGAACACCACGAGTATCATGATTATCATAATTTCGCATTAAGTTCTGGCATTTTTGTAATGAATTCGAAAGGCACTGAAATAACTACTCTACCATCTGGACAAAATTTATCGCAAATTGAAGATGTGGTATTCTTTCGACAAAAATTATTACAGGCACTAAAAGTACCAATTTCACGATTGGATCCACAACAAGGTGGACTAATAGGTCTAGGAAGAACGTCCGAAGTAACAAGAGATGAAGTTAAATTCTCAAAATTTATTGACAGATTACGAAATAAATTTTCCCAATTATTCGATAATGCTCTTAGTATACAATTAGCATTAAAAGGTATTTGTACTAGAGAAGAATGGGAAACATTTAAGGATGATGTATATTATGACTATGTGAAAGATAATAATTTCACTGAAATGCGCGATGCCGATTTAATGAGAGAAAGAGTTAATCTATTAACTCTTATGGAACCATATATAGGAACATTTTATTCCAAATCTTGGATTGATAGAAATGTATTAAGATTTTCTGAAGAAGAAATTGAGCAAATGAAAAAAGAAATAGAAAACGATGATTATACACCACAAAATCAACAAAATTCAGAGCAATTAATGCAACAACCAGCTCCAGAAGATTTGGAAGATAATACTCAAGATACTGAAGATTTAACTCCACAATTATCGGCAGATGTTTCCAAATATTCAAAAAGTATAAATAAATAACACCCGGAGAAAAATAAATGAAAATCCAAGATATCATATCAAATGCATATAACAGTGATGCTATTGGCGCAAAGCAAAGTATATATGAAGCAATTTCAGAACGTGCCATGAATTTTTTAGATGTAAAGAAAAATGATATTGCTATTGATTTATTTGGAGATGTTGGATCCATAGATATAAATGAATCTAGTGATTCCTTGGAAGAAGGAGCAGTTCATCCAGCAGATGCACATAGAATTTTGACTCAAACTGGTGGAGTAAATACCGATCATTTTGCGCTTAGTGGTGAAGATGTTAGAGAAAGAATGGAGTTGGCTAAAAGACATGGATATGTTGCAAAGGGCGATTCGCCAACTGGTCGATCTAAATTTTATCGAACTTCATTGCATTTGCAACGACAAGCTGCCAAATATAAACAAAACGAAGAAGTCGAACAATTGGAAGAAAGTAAATTACATCCGGTAAAACATTTTGATTTGGATGATAGTAATAAACCAACTTTAACAAATAGAAAAGATTCAAGGTATACTGTAACAAAAGAATATACCGGTCATCCAAGTGGCGAACCTCAACATGTTGTTAGATTTATGGATAAATATGTTGATGAATTTCCAGATCATGCATCGGCAGCGAAACATGCACAACAACATTCGATCCATAGACTTACATCGGATATCAAAAATATTAAAAATGATTCCAAAATTCTTCAAAAAGAAGAATTTGAACAATTAGATGAAGAATTATCGGATAATGCCTATAAATTAGTCACTCATGCCGATAATGATAGGCATTTATATAAATCGAGTCATGTACCAGTTGCTAAGAATTTGGAAAAGAAAGTTAAAGCTGGTAAATATGATCATGAGAAAGCAAAAAAATTGTGGAAATATCATGCAGATCGTGCAGCCGATTCATATGCTAAAGAGTATGGAAAACCTGGACAAAAAGGACATCATATTTTTTCAGTTGCAGATAGAAAAGAAGCTGCTAGTCATTTCGCCGATAAACATAAGAGTGAAATGGAACTCGGCAATTTTCAAGTTTAATTACCATGAAAACATTAGACCAATTCAAGAATACCTTATTCGAAAGTGTTGTATCAACATCTGATTATAAAATTGGAGTTGATGGTAGAAAATATAAGGCGCATCGATTTACTATTAACAAAGATTCAAATGACGATACCAATACTGCTACTATACAATCGGAATCG